AGTAACGGACCAAACGTGTGAGAAAATAGTGTAGCACCATCTTTTGTTAACACATCAGGGTTAAGGCGGTGTCTTTCAAAATGATCTTTATAGATGTTATATAACCTGTGTAAGTCTCTTCCAAATTCAAAGTTGTAATAATCTCCCATAGAGTTAGGGAAATTATAAAAAGGATTGATAGAAACAGTGCTAACATTCGTAGCACTTGCAGTGTAGGATTGGTAAGCACTATTTATCAGCGCCTCAACCCTAGCTATTTCATCTAATACTATCTGATATTCTGAGGGGTTAACCGCGTGGAATGGGAGTATGTAATAAAGATTTTCTAGATAAAGATCTAGACCTGAAAGGTCAACATTATTAGGGTCTGTGGCTGAGAGATTCGAATCTACTAAAGACAGAACTTCTTTTCGCTGCTCCCCTAACTTGTGCATTGTTACAAAGATGGGATCTAACTGACCCCTATCAGTTGCACGGTCGGTATTCTGCTGAAAAGTGCCAGCAATACCTCTGATATTCTGAGTGTTGCTTACGTCATATTCGTAGTAAGTGTTATTAGAACTTAAGCTCTCGCACTGAGCCCAGATAGCAGGAAGGTTCACATGGCTCGATACTGGCGTGTATTGAAGAGAACTAGGAATCAAACCAAGAGGAATGCCTGAGAGGTCCTCAGACATGTTGAACCCAACAGGCATATTGAAACCAGTCCTGTCATAGTATCCATTTAGAGGCATAATCTTTTCGTAAGATCTCCTCCTCGATGTGTTTCTAGCGACAGAGCCTATGGAGCTAATATTTAATAGTTTATTGGTTACTAAGCTAAATGTATCTGCCCTACCCAAGGGAGACCCGTCAGTGTTAACGTCTCGCTTGTAAGAGTTCAGATAGATTCCAGAAGCAAACGTATTAGCACCAGCCCCTACCTTAATATCAGTGCTATCTATCCTAACATGCGGAAGACAAGAAGATTCTAATTCAAAGTAATCAATTGCAGGTACTTCTAACGTAATGATTGGTATTGAGTGTGCTGGTGCTCTTCTAAAAACAGACTGTGATATAAATCTAACCGCATCGCCTGTACTACTTATATCTAAATTGTTTTTATCAAAGTCGAACTCAGAAGCTTGGAATGCTATTCTAAAGTGAGAAGACTTACCGCACCAGAGAGAAGCGTAGTCGAATCTATCATTATTTAACGGGTTACGAATAAGCTCATCTAAATTTGGAGGGTCTGTATAGCTAGAGGCAAACATTAACCATGAACCTACTTTAACTTCCGTATCTTCAGTTATTGCAGTAGATGCAATATACGAGCTAACACTATTAACAAAGTTTTGATCGCAACCAAAACACTTCAATCTTTCTGTTATAAATTCTATCTGCCTGCTTCCAAGTTCAGCATTAACATAGTAAGGGTATTCTTCAAAAGGAGGGATATTAAAGTCTCTACCTCTATATGTGAACACAGGCGACTGTTCGTCTAACCATTTCTTAATAGGAAATTGGTCTGGGAACTCTTCAATAATCTCTGAGATTATCTTGTCAACCGCTAGTCGAATATTATCATCCATACTAGAAGTAGAATGGATTTCTATACCCATGTTATTAGCCAAGTCTGGTGACCATGTCTCAAAATTCTTAAAGTATTCTGAGTTAGTCGCCAGAGAATAGTATATGATATATGGGACGTAAGACTCCCAAAGCTCTACTATCTTAGATTCGACGGGTGCAGTGTTTTTTGGGAATACTGTATTTATTGTGCTCTGTATAGATTTCTTTGTCCCTACAGATTTATAAATATCAACCGCATTTCTAAGTTGAAGTCTCCATTTAGCTGGTTCTTTCCCGAATAAATCCCACCCAATCAACTCAGCTATTAGTGGTAAGAATTCATCAGGGCAATCTTCTAAATCATATAATCTAGATAATCCCTCTGAATCATTATCAATATCATAAGATAAGAAAGATAAAGCTCTTACAAGTCTTGCAAAAGGACCATTCTCTATTTTAACAACTCTCTTTAACCGACTGTCAGAATATGTTTCAAACTTGTCTCTAACTCTAAAGTCTGAAGAATCAGATAATAAAGGAGAATAGATAATATCATTCCATGTTTTCAGTTTTTCTAACTGTTGCGTTCCACTTAAATCAGATCTGGAGGAGCTAGCGAACAATGAAGAAGGATAATATTCCGTTAGTGAGTTCTTCCAAACAAATTCAGTTATACCTTTTATACCATCATTAATCTTAACAGGTTTGCCCTCAAACAGACTGCTAACTAAAAGACCTTTAACGTAAGCAGAGGGATCGTAATTAGAACCGCTCGTATTTAAGAAGTACATCCAAGATAAGTTGGATATAAGATATTCTTTAATATCATCAGATCCGCCTATGGCAGAGAATGTATTTGTGTCTGGATTATTAAGAGTTATTGAAGAAAGTAGTGTACTCTCTACAAACTCTTCAAAGTCGGAGGGTTCTTGGAAATCTTTAAATTTCTTACCTAAGTAAACTAATATCTTATCTTCAAAATCCTGTGTACTTATATTTGTTAAATTGTATTGTTTTATAAAGAACTGAGACATGGTGTCGAACGACGCCATGCTGCTATAAATTGTCCCAGGTACAGAGTCTATACTGATAATGGAAGAGAAGTTATCAGCCATATCAATATGTGAGTTTATGATAAGATCAACTGGATCATCTCCTTTAGGTGTGTGATCCCTATCATCATCATATAAGTATGTCGGGAGAATATACTTCAAAGCTTCGAAGTAATTTCTCTTAAAAAAATTCCTATTCTCTAAGTAGGTCTTACCTGACATTACACATACTCGGTCTTGATTGTTAAGTTATTAAGTTGGATAATTTCATTAAACCCAACTCTTATAGGCTCTAAAACGTTGCTAACCTGAGCGTATCTTATGTTTGTCTCATTCTCTAACAGAACTCTTATTAAGTCCTGAGGAACAAAAGGCTCTTGGAAATCAGTATTATCAATATTCATGTAATTCACAATAGAGTTCCTAGCAGACTGAACAACACTCGACTCTAACCTTCTAAACTTTTCATCCAGAGTGAGGGTAACAACTAAATCTAAGGTGCGAATCAATCCATCAACAACAACAATCTCATCTGTTATCATTTTCTTAGAATCCATAGCTTCTAAGAGTTGCCTCTTGTATTCTTGAGTTGCACGACGTAATTGAGTATTAGAAGCCTTCTCTAAAACAAAAAGATCAATAATGTTAGCAGATGAGTAAGCCCTTCTCACGGAAGCTGTCGCCTTACCCGTAGATCCGTACTTGGATGCAAACTGGTTAGCGAAGGCTTTGAAGTCCTCTAAGGTCACCAATCTGTCTTGAGACCTAAAGTATAGAGGACCGTATCTCTTGGCTTGAGCGACCGACTCTGCGTCTCTACCACCTGTCGCTACGCTTGAGTTCTCTACGGTCAGAGTGACAGATTCAGAGTTCACACCCGAGGCTGAACTGCCGGTTGTTTGAGCATTTATGATGCCCTGACCAAGGTTGCCTCTGGTGCCTCCACCAACTCGGTAGGTTACAACATACTCGTCACCTAGCGCAGGGGACTTACCGATAGAATCATCACCAAAAAGTATAGAAGCTCTGAACTGCTCATCAGTGGTGACTTGGAATACTTTATCCTCACTGCCCGATGCGAAGTATATGTTATTCTCCTCTAAATAAACTCCCTCTGTAGCTGTGCCTCCCGTCACATACACCTGAGCACTTTTCTCTACGTAAGGGAACTGTGAAAGGTTAATTGTCTTTATAGGCTCTGTCGTGTTAAATGTCCCTGTTTCTACAATCAAAGCACCCTCAAGTAATACTGCATCAGTAACTTGGACAACGCCTTGGTCGTTAGCACTTACAGTAAATGAGAGGCTCTGCGATGCATCATCTAAATCAACCGTACCGTTTGAGTTAACTTTGTATAAAGTGTATGTTAAAGTGCCACCGTCTTCAGGAGAAGTTATTGTAATAACTCTATTAGAAGGTCCAACTGTAAGCTTTGTTGGGCTAGTGACTGAATTTGTGTTATAGGTCAGTGTTGCATTAGCAGCGGCAGAGATAGGACCCTTCAGTCTGATACCTATAACTTCTAACAATCTCTTCACACTGTCACGACTTCTAGCTGTTCCAATGTAGTTTTCGTTAGCGAGATAATCCGATTTGTTAGATTGAATATGGCCAACTGCTGCCATCAGTTCAATAAGAAGCACTCCGAAATCCGAACTCTCAAAGTTATTGTAATCTAAAGGAAAAGTAGCCTTTACATACTTAGTTAGATTTGCTTTTAATGTTTCAAAGTCTGAAGCACTGTGATTAATAAGCTTCTGCTTATTATCCAATTGGGATGGTATGAGTTTTAAGAAGTCCGAATCGACCGTACCAGAAAAAGCTGCCATTATACTCTAACTCCGACATTGAAAGCTGATGCTATAGCATCTTTTACCGAGCAAAATAAGTTAACCTTGAGTTGTCCACTACGAGTTTCAAAAACTTGAAGCTTACCTATTGAAACTGTGCTAAGGTATCTACGTATTGAAGTTACGATTTCCTCTTTTATTAAAGAAAATGTCGTCTCATCTAAAGGCTCCATTAGGAACTTTCTAAGGTTACACCCATAATCAGGACGCATAAACCTTTCCCCTCGCTCAGTCTTAATAAGTGAAGTTAAATTAGATTTAACTAACTCTAAGTTCGTGCTCTTACTGAAATAGCCATTCTTAGGGCTTTTAGGAATTGGATAGATAAGACCTTGTAATCTAGGGTCTTTTAAAACTGTTGCCTTCTGGATCACAGAAGGAGCTACTTTACCGTAAGTTGTAACGTTATTTGAGATAGCCATTTTAAGTTGTCTTGAATACTATTCCTGCACTAGAACCATCTACGGAGTCTGGATCTGTTACACTATTTGTACCACTAAGGGGTTCATACCAAGCCACCCAATCGTCAACGTTATTACTGGTTAAAAACGTAGGAGGATTCTGATTAATTTTCATATTTGTGATAGTAATATCTTCAGGTCTATTTGTTGGTTGATTAGGGTCCTGAGTGCTAAGTCTTGTAGCAGACAACCCAATAATACAGGAAGACATTTGAAGAGATGAGGCTTCGTTAGCACTAGGAGATATGTTAATATTTGTTAAATTAATATTTTCATGGAATCCACCCGGAGGAATCTGGGATGCTGCTGGGCCTCCGGGTCTTAACATGTTACCCCATCTAAATATGCTGTGATACACAGGATGGTCTTGACCTCCACGTATATCAACATCTGAAATTAGAGCATTAACATTACCCCTCACAAAAGGATCAGATACATTCTCAGAACTATAGAATGTAAATATACCTTGTCTCCCAAACGAGTTAGTCGTCGGGTTCGACTTGGTGTCGGGAGCATTGTAACACAAAATATCAGTATCCCTCACCACACTCCAGTAAGCACTGCTGGCACTATTAGTGAATGAGAAGAATGGAGTTGTTCTCATACACCCTAATATATTATTCCTGAACAATACTTCATTATTCCAATTACTTCCAAAAGGGTTAATCAGGTCATCGCCACAAATCTGAATTGTGTTCTTAACGCTAAGTCTGTCTCCTGTGTTTGAACTTCCCGGCTTAAACCCATCAGCATTAAATGACCAAGGTATTAGTGCTTTGCAGTGATTGAATGTATCCACTAAGTTTCTACCGTGTGCAAAAAATCCCCAATTGGTTATAGTTATTCCTTCTACAGTCATATTAGGAAGTCCAACATTGTTTCTATATGTCGAAGCATACTCATTCATGGATGACCATGACGTTCCTAAAGGGCCGTAGAAACTCGGAGCTTCTTCAAATAAACTCTTTACACCTTGTTGAGTGTCTTGGTCAAATAAGAACGATCTAGGGTATAGCTCGCCTGGGGAGAATACTCCTCTACCTATAACCTTACTGTTGTGAGCACTAGCACAATCAAACCCACCAATAATATATGCGTTAGCGTCTATGTAGAACGTAGAGTTAGATGATATAGGTAGTCCGGCACTGACATAGTGAATACCTGGGCCGAAGTAAGTTCCTGGTTGTAGACTACTAAATACTGTAGGGTTCCCTGGGGATGCCCAATTAATTGTAGTATATGCGTCTGACGGGCTGGATGTTAGGTTAGGTGTAGTTTGAGGATTGGCAGCGTCAGGATCAATCTCTAGGTGATCTAACCTATTCTCCCCAGCGTAGCTTTGAAGGCCAGCAGGTATCGGAGGTTTGAACGGATCTCCAAACAGGAATAAAGGAGTGCTCGGAGAAAAGTTAGAGTCACTGAACTCTAACCATAACTTGTCTCCAATATAAACTTCTCCTTCATACGTGTTATCTTCAGAATTGAATGTGAAAGATCTAGTTTTATTACTTCTTTTAGGGAATACATAAAGTGAAGTACTTTCAGCAAGATCTGGTAAGTCATCAGTTGAGCGTATCCTAACTTTAGCAACACCACTCAATCCAAAAGTTGTAA